TATAATCGGCAAAACAAAATGTACAACTTTTGAAAACAAATTGTACATTTTTTGGGAAGACAAGACAAACAAAAAGGAGCGGGCTAATAACCTACTCCTTTTGCTTATTGTTTAAACACACATTCAAATCCTTTTCCACAGCATTATATCTACGTATTTTGAGGAATGGTTGACAGTTGTGTTTATTTCCACCTTTTCTGCCCCAGCAAACGGATTGGAGGAGCGCATGTTCTTTTCAAGCCAGCTACATAACTCTATGATGCTGCTTTTATTCGACGTGAAATAGAAGTAATTTGTATCTTTCAGGGTGTGTAATACATCCAAGTAATCTTTTAATTGCCAATGTCCGGAGTAAGTTCCTGCGTCGGTACTTAAATAAGGCGGGTCTATTAAGAACACTACATTAGAGCGATCTCGGTAGCGCGCAAATAAAATCTTGTAATCTTCGCGTACAACGCGCATACCGTCCAAATAACCATCCGCACTATAATCGCTCTGTCGGACGTTATTATAAAAAGCTTCTTTTATAAACGACTTTAAGTCGGTCTTATACTTCATCGAAAACATTAGACTGCTCGATAGCGTGATATAGTCTACAAAACCGTTCCTGTCGGCATCGGACAGCAGATCGATAACTTGGGAACGGTGCGGGTCGGTTATTAATTTGCCACCCGGATAGCATTCCAAAACACCTCGCAGCTTTATAAGCAGAGCGTTTGTCTCAGGGATATGCCGCAGACGCTCGCAGTAGTTGTCGAAATCGTTATAAACAACAGTAGCAGCGGGATACACCTGATGGGCAAAGTGCGAAAGCAACCCGGAACCACCGAACAAGTCAACGTAGGTATGTTTTTCGTTGAAATACTGTTTTAATGCTGCTTGAAAATGCTTTAAAAACTTACGCTTTGCCCCTGAAACGGCAGGGGCGCTTGATTGTAAAATTTTGACATCGTGTTCTTGTTTTATAAATTATTTTATATATTTGCACTCGTTACCAGCCTGTTATGGAATGGCTTTATTATTGTTTAACTAATTATATTTTTACTCTTATGAAAAAACTACTTTACTTTTTAGCGGTAATTCTTGCCGTAGTGGCTTGTAAGCCGCAAAACGCACCCGAAGAACCGAAAAAGAAAACTATCGGGAAGCTTGACCCCAATGCCATGATTTTACTAAAGCCCGAACGGACTAAAAGCGGCATGGCAAAAGCATTTATATACGACCTTTCCGCCCTCGAAGTCGTAAAGCAAGCAATGGCGATTAAATGGACTTCGCATTACTTTAGCAGTCGATATTATGAAGAGCCGAAACAAATCGGCCGCAGCTTCCCCGACGAACATAAAGATTTTAATAAACCGGCTCTAAAAATGTGGGGAACGGATATTATTGCTCAGGTGGGCGAGCTGGAACGCGATTTTATTTATGGATACGACGTATATATAACAGACGAGAAGGGCGACAGCATCGCCTACGTGCCGAACAAAACAATTGAAGTTGCACGCGAAAAAATAGAACGAGCCTATAACGATAGCAACTACACTGAGGTGTACAGGCTGTTCGATGAGGCTTTTACCTTTATCCCGCTAAAAAAGAAATAATTTTCAAAGAACGTTTTTAAACAGGCCGCCCGTAGGGGCGACCTGTTTTAGTTTTCGCCTATTACTACGTAGTGGAACTGCGAATCGGCGTATTGCCCTGTTGCCGAATTTCTAAATGCAACTCTAAAATAATTACCGCTAACTTCTTCTAAATAAAAGGTCTTTTCCGTGTCGATTGGAGTTATCAATACTGTGTAATTCGTGTTGCCCACTTCATGGTAAACAGTGTATCTTCCTACAGCAAATTTATACGGAGGCCTTTCCGACCCCTTAGCTCCCCATATTTTTGCCCCGCCACCGGCTCGGCCTACAGACCCGGCAAGCAGCACCCCGGGCATATCGGTTGCGCCTCCTACAACGAGCCCTTTTTCTTTCGTCATGTGCATGTAGTTTTTTTTGTGAGAAACGGCATAGTACGCATAGAACCCGTTAGAGCCAAACTTAACGCGCTGAAGAATGGGATTTGATTGAATACGCAAGCGACAGCCTGTAAATCGGAACAGGCCATTGTTGCGTATTGAATACTCGTAGCCGGCGCGGTAATTTCCCGCCGGCACATCGCTTATTGAATATGAAATATTGCTATCATAGGTCGCCCCAACGTTTCTTGCCGCTCCTATCTGCCTGTACTTTCTCCATTGTCCATCGCTAAGAACATACAGAGATATAAGTACATTATAATCTGACGTTCCGGGACTTTGAAAATATACGTTAGCCGTAAAAGTTACTTTCACGCCGTCGGTTGTAACAGGGATGTCTGTGCTTTCAATGTAAGTCCCTTTTATTATCGTTCCACTTCGCTCGATATTCTGTAGGTTGTGGTCAATGCTTATCTCAGAGGCATTCTTCATCTCAGCGATGCTTTCTATGTTCTTATCCGTTACAAGGAATCGCTCAACTCTACCTATCTTGTCTACGACACTTACATATCCGGTAAGCGAATCGACCTCAAGAACGCCGATTTTTGCTCCTCCATCATGCCTAAGCTCTATGTTTTTCGTTTCCTGGGCCGTACCGAAATTTTCGACTCCGGCCGCAAAAGCGCTTGGGTTGTTATCCATTCCGCTGATGTATGTTTTAACTTTACCGTCGACACTGCGTGCACCTATGATGTTTGACAGCAATAGCCCTCCGGCGATATCTGTAGTTCCTTTTCGTATCGCATCGGTGAGGTATTTAACCGAGGGTGGGGCGTCCTCGGGAGCCGGAGACCAGCCGGTTGCTTTGCTGCCTTTCTCGAGTTTGATGTTTCTAATTCGGCATTCGCTCGAGGATGGAGACACACCAAAGAAATTCACCCTGAAATTTTGTCCAGCGTTTATGTTGAAAGTCTTTGAAAACAATCCGCCATCTATAACATAACTGTAGATACCGTTTCCGGATTCGTTTTCTATCTCCACACGATAGTTAGAGTCCATCACGTCCGCTTCAAAGGACAAGGTGTATTTAGATGTTTCGCTCACGGATATATAAGCGCTTCGAGCAGCATTGTAATAGTTTCCGACAGCATAAAGCGCCTTTTCTACAACAGAAAAGCCCCCGAGGGTAGTAAATCCGCTGTAGTCCGCATTTGTCCCAACAAGCAGGTTTCTGCCTGTTATTTCAAGTGCGTTGATTGCATCGCCAATACCTTCCTCTATGTTTTTCATACTCCCGTCCGTGCTTCTGAAGCGTATGTTCCCGCCGATTTCGCCGGTATTGAGGTTAAAATAGGTACCTCCGTCGATGGACTGTATTACCCCGGTTCGGATAAACTGCCCGTTTATGGTCGTCTGGCCGTAGGTAAGCGATATGCCGCGTACGCCGTCGATGGGGGCGTGCAAGACCCCGATAAGGAAGTAGTAAGCGTCCGGAAAGGTATCGAAAGGTATTGCTTCCGTGTCGAGATAGATATCTCCGGCTCCGCCCGGCCGCGGGCAACGGGCGTAGATAAACAGCGAGGAGGCGGAGAGGTGGTCGGGGATAACCGTACTGCCTTGAGGCATAACCCAGTTTTCTATGCTGTCGTTGCGTATGGAAAAATGCGTAAGCACTCCGGCCGTCCACCAGAGCGTTTGCGGATTGCCCGCGTAATTGGGCTGCAGGAGGCAAGAAAGCTGGAAACTTTGGCTCCTCGCCCCGACGGCGAGCATCGACGTTTCGATGGACAGGGGCTTTATATGTCCGGTATCGAAATAGCCGTCCGGATCGAATACCATGTCGCGGAGTTCTTGGGCGTTTTGGTAGGCCCGGAAAGCCTTGCGGTTAATGCGGTCGCTGGTTACGACTACTTCGTTTTGCACGTTCGCGATGCCTCCGGCGAGGCGCTCGAGGGTTGTTTTCGTTAGCGTATTGGCGAGGTCGAACTGCAGCGTCCAAAAGTCGCTTATCCCGCGCGTGAGGCGGGTAATACGTATCTGCTCGTCGATTCCCAGCTGCGCATCGAGCAGGCGCACCGTGTCGCCGCATTCGACATTCTGCAGGTTTTGCTTTGCGTATATGGCGCTAAAGGTCGCCTTGTAGGCCACCTTTGGGTAGCTGTTTTGCACAAGCCAGCTTTGCGCGCGCTGCAAGAGCTCCTCCTCGGCAGCTTGGCGGTAGCTCTCCGGCATGGCTATATCGAGCAGGACATAACGATCCCCCACGGCCGGGCGAAGCTGTTGCGTGGGCAGCACAAAGCCGCTTTCTTCGCGGTTGTGCAAAAGGGTAAAGCGGTGCAGGTCGTGTCTGTAGCTGCGTATCTCGAAATCGTATCCGGCGCAATCTCCGGATAGGAAGCGCAGCTTTGCGGTAATGCCGTCGAGGAGGCAGGCGTTTACGTCGAAATCGAGCTGCGCATCGAAGAACTCCAGCTCGCTGCCTCCCAGCCCGGTAACCTTTCCGGCCCCGGTGGCGCCAAGGCGGGGGTAAATATCCTCGAAGCTTTTCGCCGCCTCGATAACGCCGTATATGCCTGTATTTTGCTCGATGTAGTCGCCGTTTTGCTCGGGGATGCGCAGGGGGCTGTTTCCGCCCCGGTAATTTGCCGGCAAGTTGCGCGCTGCGCCGAAGGGGTAAAGGCGCGTAAGCACCCCGGAACTGTTTACCGAGGCCCGCTCTATATCGTAAAGCGTCGAGCCGTATTCGAGGGTTAGCTGCCGGGCCGTGCTAAAGCGTTTCAGGTACACGATATTACCGACAATGGCGTATTCGGTTTCGTACTCCTGGGCGAGGCGGCCGAGCACGTCGAGGCAGCTCTCGTTGTTAAAGCTAAGGTTGCGGTACTCCTCCGGGGCGAAGACCTCGCCCAGCACCCAGCCGGCGCCGGACTGAGTACGATTCAGGTTTTTAACAAGCAGCTGCATAAACTCCTGCGGCGTAGCCGTAAGCGAGAACTCGCCCCGCGGGCGGGTCTCGGTATTGTCGAAAAGCAGGTACATCGTTTTTGCAAGCTCGTACTTCGAAGACTGAAAAACAGCATCGTAGCGGAAATTACGGCTGCTCGTTTTCTTTACCGTCGGCAGGAAGTTTAACACCCATCGGCTGCCCTGGTATTCGACGTAGTCGCCGAGCTGCAGCTCGCTGTATGTGCTTTGCTCCCAGGCGAGAGCGATACGCTCTTCGCCCATAACGGCTTTGAGTACGTTCGAGCTCTGCAGGGGCTCTAAGTCGAGTATTTTTACATTGCTTCTAAATATCGATATCATGGTAAGTGCGGTTTTTGGGGTTTACTTCTTTTAACGACAACTCGTAAGCTACAGCCACGCGTCCGGATTGCAGCGATCGGGGCTTCTTCGTGCAGACAGCGCCCTCGTAGAGGAGGTTAAGCGTAATACCGAGGTCGGCAATCTCCAGGGCGAAGGAGCCCGGCCGGGACATGGTTTCCCAGAACTTTTTGTACTTGCGCCAGAAATCGGCGCGGTTGGCCCCGACTATTAGGATGTTTATCGTAAAAGTCCGGCTTTTAAACAGCATCGGGCTGTTTACATCGACCTGCGCACCGTCCCTGTCCGGGAAATCGTGCTGCAGGCGCTCGCGGGGCTGCGGCGGCGACATAATTTCGAAGTAGGAGCCTTCGAGTATCGAGAGCCCGTATTCCGCTTGCGTGTCGAGCCCGTTAATTTTCCATTTTGCGTTCATACTACTGTACTTTTATTCCGTGGTTTTTGTGGTAAACAAGTATTTCGTGTATCTCTTTAAGCGCCTGCGAGGAGGACGCGCTGTGGTCGCGTATAGCTGCCAGCTCGCCGAGCATGCGCCCGATAAGGTCGATACCGCTGCGGTTCGCAGCAAGAATAGCGGCGACGTTTAAGCGCATAGCCGTTATCTGTCCGACTAAGGCGCTACCCGTCTCCTCGGTCATCTTCGCTACGTCGCCCTTGAGTCCGGAGGCCTCGCCGCCCGCGTCTTTCGAGGCGGACAGGTCGACGCCGAGCTTGTCGCTTAGCTGGCGGTACATGCTGTTTATAAAATCCTGGGCCGCTTGGGTCTTGCCCTCGACGGAACCGAGCAGGTTCTGCATCTGCAGAGTTGCTGCGGCTACTTTCTGCGTATCCGTAAGCGAGGTGCTGGCGTATATCGCCTTTACCTTCGCGGAAAAATCCGAGAACATATCGGCGAAAAAGACGGAATAGGCGATATCGGAGACAAGCTTTTTCATGGCCTCGCCGACGTGGTCGCGAAAATCGTCCACGGCGTCTTTGGCGCTGTCGAGGTTGGAGGTTATCGCAGACATGAGATCGGCTCCGAGCCCCCCGAAAATCTCGCTTAGATAGCCCTCGAGGTTCTTTAACGCTTCCTCGTATTCTTCGGCGTAATCGAGTGCGCTCTGCAGGGCTTTCTTGCTGCTGTCCTGCAACTGCTCGTTCTCCAGCACAGACTTGGCAAGCTCTTTATTTAGCCGTCCCTGCCCGTCGATAAGCTTCGGGTAAACGGAGAGCAGCGAGGAATAGACCGCCTTTTCGCCGCCCCAGCCGAACAGCCCCGTCTTCTCGCTGCCGGTCTTTACCGTAGCCCCCCGCAGGGCCTGCGCGGCCTTGTAGGACGCGTTCCGGAAAGCGGCTACCTGGCGAGCGTAGGCATTCGCCTGCCCGTAGGCGTCCGTTCCGGCGATGCTCTGCGCCTTTTCGAGCAGCTCGTTTTGCCGCATAAGGGCGCGGTTATAAGCTTCCTGCGTGTCGGCTTTGGCCTCGGCGATTTTACGGAGGGCTTCCTGGTGCGCCTTTTCGGCCTCGAAAACCTGCGTAAGGGTCGAGGTAATAAAAGCCACCGCAGCCCCCGCCTCGCCGCCTTGCTGGTAGCCCTGCATCGTAGCGGAAGCGATATCCATAAGGGATTCGATGCTGTTTGCCGCCGCGTCGGCCGCGTCGCCCTCTTCTTTCGAAATAAGCCGCAACAGCTTGACGGCCTGGTCGGCGTAGAACATCGCCTGGTTATAAGCGTTCCCGACCGATTCGGCGTAGGCGTTTACGGCTTGCGTATTGTTCTCGACCGCCGCCTGCGCCTTTTTTGCGGACTCTACGTCTTTCGCATCGTTCAGGTCTTTTTTTGCTTGTTTTAAGTCCTTGAGCGCTTTAATATAGCCTCCGAGAGACTGCTCTACCCCTCCGGAGCGGGAAGAAGTTACGGCGTTTATAATCTCCTGCCCCTTTTCTTTCGTAAGTTTGCCGGCTGCGATCTCGGCTGCTACGCGCTTCTTAACTTCTTCGAGAATACTTTTAGTAAGCTGCCGGTTAAGCTTTAACTTCTCGTCTGTGGCGGCGCGGTAGGCTTTGGATTCGAGTATCATGCCGGCGGTGGCGTCGCTAACTTGTTTGTCTTTTTCGCGGAGGGCCGCCTCGGCCGCCGCACGGGCATAGGCCGCTTGCGCCTGCAGGGCTTTCCGCCGCGTCTCGTCCTGCTCCTTGTCGGCCTCGCGGTCGAGTTCCAGGGCCCGCTCGCGGAGCGCCTTGGCCTTGTCCTCGTGCTCCTTTTCGATTTTGACACGGCGGTCGGCAAATTCGGCGGCAAGGCGGAGCGTTTCCTCGCCGTACTCCTTGGCGGTTTGCAGGCGTTTAGCCTGGTAGGACTTTATAAGCGCGCTCTTTTCGCTCTCGAACTTCGCTAACTCTTTAGGGTCAATATCCGTGTCGGCAAGGGTGGAGGCTTTCTTAAAACCTTTCTTGTCCTTATGCGCAGCGTTGTAGGCTTCGACAATGGCCTCCTCTTTCTCGCGAATGCGGCGCAGCTCTTCGGATTCTTCGAGGTCTATTTGCTTAATGCGCTTGTCGAGGTTATCGCGGTTCCGGTCGAGCTCCATCTGCGCGTTACGCTGTTGCAGGTCGGCGATCTGCTTAGAGAGCTCCTTGGCGGCATCGTAGCGCTGGCGGGCGGCTTTTTCCGCCTTTTCCCCTCCGCCTTCGAAGAGCAGGTCGGTAGCTTTTATCGATTCCGCAAGCGCCTTATTTGCTGCATCGAGGGCCTCGTTTTCGGTTTTGAGGGTCTCGATCTCTTTACTTAAAGAGTTCACCTGCGTTTCGTACACTGCCGTGAGCATTCCCTGCGATGCTCGCGCGGCAATGCCCGCTTCGCCGCCGTAGACGACGTTTCCGGCATCCCGGCTGTAATGATCCGATTTTCTTTTTGCCTCGGCTTTTTTCTTTTCCAGCTCGGCAATTTTGCTTTCGTTGTCGAGTTTTTTGTTTTCGTTTTCGACAATCCTGTCCTGCCTTGCCCGGGCCTGTGCGGCGGCGAGTATGGCGCTGGAGAGCCGCGTGTAAGCCGTGGCCCCTTTGCCGGCCAAAATCTGCTCTTCCGAGAGCTTGCCTAAGTAGTCGGGGTATAGCTTCTGCAGCTCCCGTGCCGCGCGGATACGCTCCCGCTGCGGGCGGTTTGCCTCCTGCGTGGCCTGGTAGAGCAGCTTTAACTTCGTGCGCTCTTCCGTCGCGGACTTGGAGCCCGTCGCCTGTGCGGAGCGATAACTCTCTGCCGCGAGTTCGCTTAGCCGGGCGCTTTCCCGCTGCGCTTTGCTTAGCTTGTTAAGCCAGATTATAAGAGCCGAAACGCCCGCAATAAGCACACCGATACCGCTAAGCATAAGCCTCTGCGCCGCCTTGCTGGAGAGGTTAAGCGATGCGGCAAGGCTTTCGGTTGCAGTGGCCCAGGCGATTTTGGCTTTAGTTAGCAAAACAACCGAGAAATAGCTGTCTTTGTTAATCTGCTCGGCCACCTGCTGCATACCGATAGAGATTGCCATAACCGACTGCAGGCGGGTCTGTATAAGGGCCAGCTTCTCCTGCTCGACCCCGAAAAGAGAGGCCGCGCCGACCCCTGCCGAGAGAGCGCCGGAGAGAGCCGTAAGGCCGCCCGCCGCGGCCTTGAAGCCCCGCTCGTCGTCGGCGAGTACTTTTACCTGTTGCGCTGTATCGGCATACTGGTCTGCCAAAGCCGCCAGGGCGGCGGCCTGCTTGCGGTACTCCTCGGTGTCCCGCAGCCCGGCGGCCTCCATGCGTGCCAGCTCTTCCCGCAAAAGCATAATCTGCGTGCGGAAGGAAGCGTACTTCTTGTTCGTATCTTCGAGCTGCCCTTCGAGCTTTTTAAGCTCCGCCTTTTCGCCCTCGAGGGACTTCTTTAGCTGCTCCTGCTCGGCCAGCAGCGCGTCCTTAGCCTTGCCCGGTACCGCGCGCTCGAGAAGCTTCTCCACCTCGGCAACGTTGCGTTCGATCTGCTTAATGCTTTTCTTCTGCTCCGCAATGCCGGATTTTAGCTCGTCTTTCATTTTTTTTGCCTTGTCCGTAATGTTGTCGAAGCGATCCTCGACCTTTTTACCCTCCGAGTCGACATTGCCGCCAAGGTTAAAATCTATATCTACCGTTTCAAGTGCCATTTTTTTAATGTTTAAATGTTATTATTCGCCGAGTAGAAAATCCCGCAGCTCGGCGTCGTCTTCGATTTCTTTTGCCGTTTCCGGGCGTCGCATCATGCGCGGCATGTCCGCGATTTTTAGCTGTAACGCCAGCCAGCTCTCGCCCCAGAGCACGTATTCCCGCGTCCAGCCTGTCTCTTTTTGCAGGGAAAACAGCATCCCAAAGAGGCTATGGGAAGGCTCTAACCTTCTTACCCCCTCTTTTCCGCTTGACCCGTCCTCCTCATCGTCGTCCGCATCTTCGAGAGGAATTTGGTAGTATTCGTAAAAGACTCCGGCCTCCCGTAAACAAAGAGCCAGAGCGCGATCTCCTGCAGCTGATCGGCCGTACAGCGCCGGCGCAGCACCCGCGCCAGGTAAGAGGCAAAAAGGCGGATGCGCCATTTCCCGTTAAGCAAACAGGCCGCTGTGCAGTAGCAAACCCGGTCGAGCTGCGATTCTATTGTTTTAAGAGAAAGGCTAAGTCCCTCGCCCCCCAGTTCCTGCATCTTGCCCTCGCGTCCGGAGCCCGCATAAACCCGCTCCAAGTCGCCCAGAGCGGCCATTTCGGAGAGGTGCAGCAGCGTTCCAAGGTACAGGCGCTTTACCTTAATACGCAGCACCCGGCGCCCAAAGAGGCGGAACAAGAAAGGGGCGGGGATTTTAAACCCCACCCCCCGCTCGAGCAGCACATCCGCTGCCATTACTTCTACCGCGTCCATTATCCGATTATAATAGAGGCCACGCCCGCCTTGGTGGGCTTAAGCACCTTTCCGGTTATGAGGACTTTAGCGATACCTTTCTTGGCGATATCGTACTGTATGCGCGCTTTGATAGACACACGCGGGAAGACGATTTCCGGGCCTTTTTTCGCCACGATCTTTACCGATTTCTCGATAACGCTCGCCGAATCAGGAGCTTCCCATTTCCCTGTCTTTACCGCCCCTCCGAGCACTTTAACCAGGGTTTCCGGGGTGAAATCTACAATTGACCAGGCTACGGTCGTCGTTTTTGTTCCGGAGAGCACCTCGATGGGGTCGTCGGACTCCTCGCAAAAATGCTCGACGTCTTCCGCGTCCGCTTGTTCGAGTGTTGCGGTACCCTCGTAAGTTACGCCCAGAGCCGCAAAGGCGGCGGAGGCTCCGCCGTCGCTGGCGATATCGCCTACCTGTATGGACTGCACGCCCAAAATTCTTTTTTCTGCCATAATCTTTTTATTTTAAAAGGTTTAATAATCTGTACAATAAAAACAAACACACAACAATACAGGACAGGAAGGCTACCGCCCAAATCGGAGCACTACCCTTGCCCTCCGAAACCGGAACGGGGTAGGATTCGCGCTCGACAACGCGCAGCGTATCGCGCAGCACGCGGTCGCGGTACCGGTAGCGAAAGCGCTCGATATAGACCGTATCGCCCGAGCTGCTATGTGCAACGCTATCGCGCAGGTAGATACTGTCGCGCAAAATACGGTCGCGGTACTCTAACTTTATCTGCTCAACAGGCAGATAGCGCAGGCGCGGCGCACAGGCTGCAAGGCTAATAGTCAATATTGTTATCGATAAGAATTTTTTCATATTTCGCTACTTTTCGCTCCAATTGTTCTATTTTACGCTTGTCGCTCTTAGAAGTCATGATTTCGGCTTTGAGCATCGCGATTTCTTCTTTGAGCGCGACATTTTCGTTTTGCAGTTCGTCCACTTTTCTAAGCAATACCTCCACCCGCCCTTCGAGCTGGTCGATAACCTTCTTCCAGGTATCGAGGGCCATGTCGATAGCTTCGATATTTTGCTTCTTGCGTCCGAAAAACCAGCCCGAAAAGGCCGCGGCCATGCCGGTGCCGAGCGATACGAAAATAGTTATTAAAGCTTCTGTCATAACACTTTATATTCTGTTTTTGCGTCGAAGCAGGGGCAGACTTTTATCCACTCCCGGGCCTCGATAGTGCCATTGCCGTTTCGATCCGGCGACAGGTCGCGATGCCCGCAAACCTCTGCAGAGGGATAGCGTTTTTTTAATTCTGCTATTAGCTTGCGCAGTTCCTGCTTCTGTGCCGCCGTCCGCGTGTCCGCAGGCTTGCCGGCAGCGTCCAGGCCACCTTCGTAGCAAATGCCGACGCTGTCCGAATTTCTTCCCTTCGCATGCGCTCCGACCTCGTCGATAGGGCGCATGGGGACACGCTCGCCGCTTTTCCGGATGTAGAAGTGGTACCCGGCCGAGTTAAAGCCCCGGAGGCGGTGGTCGCGCTCGAGCTGCTGCGGCGTATAATCCCTCGCCGAGCTCGTCGCGGAGCAATGCACTACGATTAAAGCTGTCCTGTTACGTTTCACGTTTCTGTTTTTTAGAATAAACCGCCGCCCCGGTTTTCGCGCTCGATCCTGGCAGACGGCGGCTCCCCTGAATGTTAGCCTGCTGCCTGCACGAGGGCGGCAACACCTTTGTTGTCGTTTCGACGAATACGCCCTCCGAGGCGGAGCAGTGAGCTGTAGATATCGCCGTAATAGGTCGGATCGCCCAGGTTCTCGAAGAATTTAACATCCCCCAAGGCCCGCTCTACCGAGTTTTTGTGCCATGCCAGGGCGGCGGCGTTGTCGGTTGCTTCGCCGACAGCATCCCATTGCTTCGGGGCCGGAGTGCCGGCATTGCTGTAGCGCATTACCTGCGCACGCATTATCCAGTTAAAGGAATAAAGCTTGCCCACAACCCCTGTTTTTTCGTCGTACGCACGCAGGAAGTCGCGCTGCGTATTGGCATCCATCTCGGCCGTCAGCTGCTCGTACATGTCCGCATCGAGCATAAGATAGCGGTCTGTTTGCGGAATGTTCTGTTTGTTAAACAGCTTCATAAGCGCCTTGATGTCCGCGAGCTTGGCGGCCTTCCGGTTGCCGGTTGCTTTATCCAAGTGCGCCGGCACGGCATCGCCCGTAGTGCGAAGAATAGCCGCTTTTTCGGTAGGCGACCAGCGATATAACATATTAAGGGCCGCTGATTCGTTAATCGCCGCGGTGGTCTCGGAAAGCACCGAGCGGCGTTTGTCGTAGCTTAGCTCGACCGTATCGGCGTTGGGGATGTGCACCGGATCGGTAGTAATCTCGTCGATAGCGTAAGTAATATCCACGTCGGTACGCTTTGTTACGGTTGCCGGAAGCGTAGAGCGATTTACCTTCGTACCCGGTGCAGCGCCCGCCTGCGGGATGTGTACTACCTTGCCGGCGAGAACGAACTGGTCGGCGTTGTAGGCAAAGTTCAAAAATCCGTTATCGGCCCACAGCGACTCGACGATATCGTTTTCCCAGATTTCTTTCTGTATCGCCATCGGCAGGACGCCACCGATTCCGGTACTGAACAGAGACAGACCGCCTGCGATCATGCCGGCCGCGAACAGGTCGCCGCCCAAAAACGAGGATAGCACGAGACCGATCGTTAAGTTAAAGAGGATTGCAAGAATTTTTTTCATAACGTTGTTGTTTTTAATTGGTTTGTAACTGGTTTTAAATAGTTTTTAAATAACATCTTTACTCGCGGGGGCGCTTCCCGAATTTCTCCTCGAACTTTTGTGCGTAGGTCTCGAAGTCGGAGGCTTTTAGCTCCGCGAGTTTCCCGGCACGGTCGAGTTCGTCCCAGCTCTTATCCGCGAGTTCGAGGCTTTTTTTGCCAGACTCAAGCTGTTTTTTTACCGACTCCGGCTTCGTAATGCTCCCAAGCAGGAGCTTAGTGCCTTCGTGGTCGTTTTCAAAGGCTTTGAGGGTGGCCTCTTTAGCTTTCGCGTCCAGGCGCCCGTCTCGAATTGCCGCATCGGTAAGCTGCAAAGCTTCGGCCTTTTGCGCCTCTTTCTTTGCCGCATCGATAGCGTCTAACTGCTGCTGCAGTTCCGCCGCGCGGTTGTCCGATTTCTTCTTGTCTGCGAGCAGTAGTTCTACCGCTTCTTCGATTTGCGCCGGCGTTGCCGTATCGGCAAGGTTCAGCGCGCTTAAGATTTCTTTTTTCATACTTTTTTTGTTTTTATTGGGTTCGTCTTTAATAAAATAGTCCGATAAATTAAGCGATTTATCCGCCAGGTTCAACTCCCGGCCCTCGTGGTCGAACAGGCGCAGGGCGTTGTGGTTTTTGCCGATAGGGACAACCGATATCTCGCGCAGCCGGCTGCGCAGCACGGTAACCGTATTTTTCGCGTCGAGCAAATGCTCCGGAGCATCGCTAAGATCGAGGTCGACCAGGCCCACAGAGGCCATTTTTATAATGCCGCGTTCGATTTTGCCGATAAGGCGCTGCACCTCCGTGTCCGGGTCGTCGTAGTCCGGACGCAAATCGGCAAGTATCTGCCCTTTTTCTTTGCGTATATTTTCCCAGACGCCAATCGGCATGCTCCAGTCGTTGTGCAGATAGAGCGCTACGGGATTTTTCTCGAATTGCGCCGTATCCACCCCGGCCGTAAGCACACGAAAGCCGCTCGTTAACGTCGTTTCGTCGAGTACCACAAAAGGGTATGTTTTCTTTTTTTCCATAAAAATATTTTTAATCCAAGGGCCGCCTATCCGGGTAGCTATTCCGGCGCAAAATCCGAATTATTGCAAATCTCCGCACTTTGTTTTCGGCGGCCCACTCTTTCCTGGGTTTTCTTGTTTTTTATGCAAAATTCCGTAATTCCTTACCCCCTTACAAATACCTCTGTCAAAATGGCGCAAGTATTTTTAAATCATGCCGTAAGACCCCAATTTTGCACAAAAATTACGAGTAAAAAATGGCAAAACAGCGAGCAACAAAAAAGGAATTAGAGCAAAAAAAAGAACTCGCCCGGATGTACTACATGTCCGGGGAAACGCAAAAGGCTATCGCCACGAAAGTAGACGTATCTGAACAGACGATTTCGGCCTGGGTAGACCGGGAGGGTTGGGCGGCACGCCGCGCCGGGGTAAACGTTACGCGTCCGGAACTTATTAACAAGTCCCTCGCGGCGCTTAATAAAATCCTCGACCAGGTGTACGAGAGCGACGATATCGAGCTGGTTAGCACCCTGCCCGACAAACTGGCAAAATTCGCCTCGGCGATAGAAAAATTAGACAAAAAAGCCAATATCGTTTCCACTATCGACGTCTTTATGGCTTTCTCGAAATGGATACAGTACCGCGCCACCTTCGACCCCGAAGTTACCCCGGAACTCATTCGGGCGATTAACAAGTACCAAGACCTGTACATTAACGAGCATATAACTAAAATGTAGCGGACATGGCAACAGCAACCCGGCAATTAAACAAGTGCTCGCGGGCGATCCTCGCCCTTGGCGAAGTAAGCCTACACGAGAGCCTAACGGAATGGAGAAAACACCGCGATGACACAGAAAGAACTTACCGAAGCGCTAAGGCGCTGGCAAATACGCAACGAAGAGGTTGAGCGGCAAACGACTGTAAGCCACAGCGAAAGCAAAGCCGACCAGCTGGCCCGGATAGCCCGGGCACGGAAGGATTACGCCTTTTTCGTGGAGTACTACTTTCCACACTTCGCCAAATGTCCCTCCGGAAAGTTCCAAATCGACGCAGCAAATAAAATCCTTAAAACCGCCAACCTCAAAGCGGTTTTCAAGTGGGCGCGGGCGCATGCCAAGTCCACCCACATGGACGTTTTTATCCCCTTGTGGCTCAAGTGCCAAAAAGAGCGGCAGATAAACGTTATGGTCGTGGTCGGGAAATCGCAAACAAGCGCCGACACCCTGCTATCGGATATACAGAGCGAGCTGCAGTACAACAAGCGCTACGCGCACGATTTCGGGGAGCAGTACAACTCCGGGCACTGGGCAGAAGGGTCTTTCGTAACGCGCGACGGCTGTGCCTTTTTCTCGCTCGGCCGGGGGCAGTCCCCGCGGGGTCTCCGCTACCGCGATAAGCGTCCGGACTACATCGTTATCGACGACCTCGACGACGACGAGCTGGTGCAGAACGAAAGCCGCGTTAGCAAGCTAACCGACTGGGTTAAAGAGGCGCTTTTCGGAACGCTCGACGGCGGGCGCGGCCGCTTTATTATGGTTGGCAACGTAATCGGCAAGGACAGCGTACTTAACCGGATTGCGGACACGCAAGGGGTGCACACCACGCAGGTAAACATCTACGACAAAAACGGAGAGGTTACCTGGCGGGAAAAGTGGACAAAAGCCGAGGTGCAGGAAATGGAAAAGTTTATGGGCTACCGCTCTTTCCAAAAAGAGTACATGAACAATCCGATTACCGAGGGCGCGGTATTTCGCAACGAGGATATCGTTTTTGCGGAAGTACCGCCGCTGCACAAGTTCCGTTTCCTGGTTGCCTATGCAGACCCCTCGCCGAGCAACAACGCGAACGAGCGCAAGAACTCCACGAAAGCGCTCTTTTTAATCGGAGCCCTCGAGGGCAAGTTTTACGTCCTTACCGGACGCCTCGACCGCACCACGAACGCCGAGTTCGTAAGATGGTTTTACGACATCGAGGAGTACGTAAAAGGCAAAACGCAAATCTACTACTACATCGAAAACAACACCTTGCAGGCCCCTTTTTTCGAGCAGGTCTTTATGCCTCTTTTCTTCAAAATCGGCCAGGAGCGCGGCCGACACATCGGGGTTATTCCGGACACGCGCAAAAAGCCGGATAAGTTTTCCCGCATCGAGGGCAACCTTACCCCCCTGGCGCAAACCGGCAGGCTTATTCTAAACATTAAGGAAAAAGACAACCCGCACATGCAGCGCCTGGTCGAGCAGATGCGCATGCTAAGCCCCGCCATGAAAGCCCCGGCCGACGGTATCGACGCCGTAGAGGGAGGGGTGTTTATCTCGAACAACAAGATTCTAACAATCGCCGAGGGCGCCATCGTTATAGGCGTCCGCAGGCAAAACAAAAAACGATACTAACATGAAAAGAGTAATTCTAAAAAGCATTGCAGCGCTTATCGCGCTACCCGCGCGCTGGGGGGCAAACCGGTTACATTTCAAAGCGGCGATCCGTAGGGCCGAACGGCTGTCGCGGAAAAAGAGAAAACGGCATTACGTCTACTTCCTTCGCGGAAAGTATCGCGTCTATAACCGGAAAGACGTGCAGCGCTTAAAAAACGCCGGGATAATCCGGACGAGCCTGAACTTAGAGAAAATGCGCGGGGTAATTCTCTACGACACGCTCGGGCACGTAAACCGGCACCCGCTTTACAAAAACATTAGCCTGCGCGGCATTAACATCGTCTACAACACTAACACGGAGCAGCCATGTACATTACAGTAAAAGAAATAAGCAGCCACCTCTACGGCGAACAGGTCGCCGCCATATCGGGGGATAACACCACCGACCTGCTGGAGGCCATCAACGCCGCTACCATGGAGGCACGCGGCTACTTAACCGCCTGGGATATCGACGCCGAGCTTTCCAAAAATCCGGACGCATCGCCCGACACGCGCAACCCCCTGCTTCTTATCTACATAAAAGATATCGCCGTGTGGCATTATATAAACAAGTGCAACGTGGACACCTCCCTCGAGCTTCGCCGCGACCGCTACGGGCGCGCCGTGGACTGGCTTAAAGAGGTGCAGCGCGGAGCGGTTAACCCAGGGCTTCCCGCTCTGCCGAAAGAGAATAAAACGGGGGTGATTATCGCCTCCTCGAACCCGAAACGAAACAACCATTTTTAAACGTTTATGGCAAAAAAGACACAACAGCAGCTGGTTGTAAACCAGGTTATCGTGCGCCCCGTAAACCGGCAATCGGTGGACGTGGGCAAATGGCGCACCGCCCTTAAATCGGCCGATCGGGGCAAGACAACGCAGCTTTACAACCTCTACGAAGACATCCTGCTCGACGGCGTGCTCTCGGACGCTATCGACAAGCGCATACGCGCCGTAACCGGTGCAAACCTAAGCTTCCAGGACGCACAAGGAGAGGAAATACAGGAACTAATCGACCTTATCGACAGCGAAGAGTTCGAGTACTTGTTGCAGGAGATTATGCAGGCTTACTTTTGGGGCGTGTCGGTTCTCGAGCTCAGCTTCGATGCCGAAAAAGGCATGGAGGTTTATTCCGTGCCGCGCAAGCACATACGCCCCGACACGCGCACAATCGCGCTGCAGGAAAACGACAGCGAGGGAACAATCTCTTACGCGGATCTGCCGAACATGATAGAGGTGCGCAACCGGAAAGACAAGCTGGGTATTATCCTGCGCGCCTGCCCCTACGCGATTTTTAAACGCGGCGGATTCTCCGACTGGGCGCAAATGGTCGAGATATTCGGGATGCCTAAGCGCATCGGGAAATACAGCATCTACGACGTAGAAGCCCGCAAACAATTAGAAGAGGCCTTTAACAGCCAGGGGGCGGCCGCGACGCTTATCGTGCCGAAGGAAACGGACGTAGAGACCGAGCAAGGAGGGGGCAGCATAAATTCGACCCTCTACAAAGATTTTATAACTACCTGCGACGAGCAGCTGCTTATCTCGATACTCTCGCAGACCATGACCACCATAGACGGCAGCAGCCGCTCGCAGTCGGAAACGCACAAGGAGGTAGAGGAAGAGGTAAACATGCACGACCTGCGGGCCGTGCAGCGGGTGCTAAACAAGCGCCTAAAGCCCATACTCGAAGCCCGCGGATACCCGGTTAAGGGGGGTAGCTTTGTTTTCCCAAAAGCGCTTGAAAATTTAACAGTCGAGCAGCTTATAGCCCTATCCGACATTATCGACATTCCCGCTTATTACCTCCAGGAGCGCTTCGGTATACCGCAAGCCTCCGAGGGAGACATAATCGCCAAACGGCAAGCGCCGGAGCCGATGTTTCCGCAGCCGCAGCCGGAGGAGAAAAAGGAGCCCGAAACCGAAAAAAAGAAGAAAGAAGAAAAACTATCGGACGACGACCGGGGCTGGCTGCTTAACCTCTTCGACCGTTTTTTCGCATTCGCCCCGACACCCAGGAGCGGGGCCAAATCAAGATTGAGCTGGATCGACTCTATCGCTCGCACAGCCATTAACCTGGCCGACAAGGCCGAGCTGGGAATAGACATCGACCGCCTTTTTGCCCGGGCGCTTGAGGAAATATACCGAAGCCGCGGAGACGGCGCTGTTAACAAATCGCTTTTCGATATTTCCAACACCGCACTGCAAAAGGCGGTCGACAAGTCTTTCAAAAAAGCGGGCATCGAGTTCGGCAAGAAAAACGAGGCCTTTATCGCGGAATTTAAGCAGAATACGGCCATTTTCGCGGCCTTTAAGGCACACCACCAAGGGCGCGATATAGCGGCGATGCTGTTTAACGAAGAGGGCAACCTGCGCCCTTTTCACGAATTTAAAAAATCCGTGCTGGGTACCTCCATCGACCGGGATTATAACCGGAACTGGCTGCGCACCGAGTACAACATGGCGGTACGCTCCGCACGCACGGCGGCCGATTTTAAGCGCTACCAGGCCACGGCGCACCTTTATCCGAACCTCGAATATCTCGAAAGTACGGCGAAGGAAAAGCGGGACGAGCACCTTGCCTACGTCGGAACCGTGCTACCGATAGACCACCCCTGGTGGAATACCCACATGCCCCCGTCGGACTGGGGCTGCGAATGTAGCGTTCGCAACACCGATAAGCCCGTAACTCCCGTGCCCGCCGGCGGAAATGATCCGCTGCCGGTATTTGCGAACAATCCGGGAAAAACAGCCGAATTTCTAAACATAAACGAGCACCCGTACACGAAGGGAGTCGCTGCCGATCTGGCGGAGGCTATCCGGAAAGCGGCAAAGGAATACATCGAGGAGGTAAAGGACTTTTTTGTCCGGAAGACATTTAAAAACGGGGGCAAAGTTCTTGCGCACAAAAGTATAGACAAAAAAGCGGGAGATTACAAAGCAATACTAACCGTTGCAACCGAATTTGCCAAAACCGGAAAAACGGCCGTATTAACGCCCAAGCTGCATCCGAAATCGGAGGAGTACAAGGAAGTTTACGGGCAGCTTAAAGGCACGCGCTACTGGGGCAAATCGCCGGACTTGCGGATAGACGGAGTTTTCTACGAATACGAGGGCTATGTGTCGCCTTTTAAAAAGAGAAAAATTGCGAACATGATCTCCCACGGGGCCGCCCAATCGCAGTACATTATAATTAACAACAACAAAGGGGCATCGCACCGCTACATCCGCAGAAGCATCCTAAGCCGTCTTAACGATAAAAACTTCAAAGGCGAGATTAAAGAGGTGTGGGTTTACGAGAAAGGGAAAGTTACGCTGCTCTATAAAAAACAGCAGGGAAGCTAATGCCTCCCCCTGCAAGCGCACGTGCCGTAGCACAGCTAAGTATTTCTACCTGCGACAAAAATACAAATTTATTTCTAATAAACAAACAAAACGGCAAAAAAAATGACAATTGAGGAGATAAATCGCAGGGTCAAGGAGCGAATTGCGGAAATTCGCGCTTACAAGGAGCAGAACCTACCCGATATTGTCGGAACCGAGGCCGTAAACCACTACCGAGAGTCCTTTCACAACGAGGGTTTTACGGATAAGACGAAGCGGCCCTGGCAGGATGTTAAACGCCGCGACCCCGCGTCGCCCTGGTACGGCTTCGATCCGGACAACAAAAAACACTTCTCGCAAACCCGGGCAAGCGACAAAATCCTTACAGGCGACAGCAAAGAACTGCAAAACTCGATTACCTACGCCAAAAAGCCCGGTTGTGTTACCGTCTACACCGACAAGCCCTATGCCGCTGTGCACCAGTTCGGGCTCCCGGCAAAGATTTTCGGGAAAAAGACTTTCAAGATGCCGGCGCGGCCCTTTATTGGTCGCTCGGAAGTACTTATGCAAAAGATTTACGACAAAATTAAACGAGATTTAAACAAAATTTTATCCCTATGAAAGAGCTATTTAAAACCGTTACGGGACACATTGCCGGAGTCCCCGGCATAAAGTGGGTGGATATGGACAAGGGGCAGCTGCGCGCCTCCGAGCGTCCGCCGCTGGCCTATCCGGCTGCGCTGGTAGAAATCGGCATCCACAACATCGAGGAAATAGGCGGAGGGCTAAAGAACCAGACAGCCACCGTTACGCTGCGCCTGGCTTTCGACACGGCAGCCAAGCGTACCGCCGGCACGACGCCCGAGGCGGCGCGCGAGGCCTCGCTGGCCTACCTCGATAAAGCAAACGAGGTATTCGAGGCTTTCCGCACCTTCGAGCCAGAGGACTGGGCGGCCTTTTCCTGCCGCGAGTTCGTACAGGAAGAAAGCCGGAGCGACGGCCTGGTTGTTATCCGCCTGCGCTGGGAAACCAACCGGATAGAATAACGAAAGCCCCGAATTACGGGGCTTTCGCGTTTGTGTGTCTTTTTATTAATCGATACACCGAGCTGCCGACCCAAAGGCACCCGGTTGGCGTTCGGAGGCCGTACCGGTTAAGCATTTCGGCAATCGTATTGTAGGTTTTACCCTCTTCCCGCAGTCGCTTTGCAACTCGGAAGGACATAATGTTTTGAGGGTTTGTTAGCGACTGCATTTTTCTTGCAAGTGCACCCGCCCGGGCGCGCTTTAGCTGTCGTTCCTTCTGCTTTTTCTCGCAGTAATTTTTATGCGTCCACCGCCCTAATTTTACGCCCTTGGCTTTAAGCTGCGCGAGGGCGGCCTTGGTGCGGATGCTTATCTCAAGCCTCTCTTTTTCCGCAAAAGCAAAAAAGAGGGTAAGCATAAATTTGTCCGCATTCCTGCCTACATTACAGAAAAATACCCGCTCCGGAGACATTTCCTCGACAAGTTCGAGCGCCTGCCTGGTATTGCGCAAACGGTCTGTTTTTGCGATTACGAGTACAGCGCCCTCGCGCCTTGCATGTTCTTTAGCGAGTTGCAACTGCGGTAGAGCGTCCGTATTCTTGCCGCTTTTTACCTCCTCGTACCAGCGCAGAATGTCGGAGCTGCGCACATTGTGCTTTATTATCTCCTTTTGCGCTTCGAGGCCGAGGCCGCTGCGGCCTTGCTTTTCGGAACTTACTCGTATGTAGGCGATATATTTCATTTCAATTTCAATTCCATTGCCCCGCCCGCAAGGGGCGGAGCTGGTGCGATTAATTTACTTCGACTTTTTCGTTATAGAAATCGAGGTTGTATTCGTCTCGACCTACCTTGTGCGCCGTGCCTTTTACGAGCCACATGCGCGCAAAGCGACCGGATTTGTTTCCATGTCCGTGTGCGAAATTCACAACCACGGCGTTTTCGGAGAATATCCAGCGATGGTACGCACTCCCTCTGCTTTCGAAATTTTCGAGGGGCTCTGCGTTTTTGTTCATCGAGAACGCGACTTCGCGTGCTCGGGTTTCGTTTGCAAATGTTATTTCCTTCATGAGTTTTGCCCGTGTAGCCGATAGCGCAGCTTTTTTTTGTTAATATAACTCTATATGACTATACTCAACAGTTGAAGATCTCTTTTTTAGAATATCAAAATCTTCATCTCTGCAATAAAAAGACTTTTCACGATATTGATACCCATCCCAATGCCCGCACCACTTCATGCATTGATATTCAACCTCCCCGAATAAGGGAGAAGACATAAATGAATTTATACTCTCCGCCGCGTTATTTACATTAGTGCGGATGATATGTTTTTTAAACCCTTTTTTCATGTTTGTATGCACTAAATCCGTGTCGTGCGCAACTTTTAGTTTTTACAATTTATTTTGCGTTTATGTATTCCAGTTCTGCATCGAATGGCTCGTTGTCAATCCATTCGTCGCGAAATTCCGGGGTGTAATTTTCCGGTTTTTTGGAGCCGCTGTAATACTCCGAAAAATCAATATCCCAGTTGTTCCACGCCCAGCGTATATTTTCGTCCACATGCGCGGCTAAAGAGCCGTCGTTGGCGTGGGTGCAGTTTTGTAATGTGCTTTTTAATTCTTCTCTTAATTCTTCTACTGTTTTCATTTTCTTTTTTGCCCGATATTGCACCGTCGTTGCCGCGTTTAGTTTTTGTTTTAATTTGATGATGCAAAGATAAAGTGATAACTTTAATCCTGCAAATCTTCAATTAACTTTTAACTTTAATTAATAATGCGGCTTTTTAGGCTATCGCTTTAATATGCTACTTTTGCATCAAGTTAATAAACAAAAAATGGGA